TGAACGCATGGCAATGACCGAATACATGCGGTTAATTGTAGAAAACCCTGATGAATATTTTGAGTTATTAGAGACATCATATACGGAAAACGCCTTAGAGTGGACAGGTAAAACTGACGGTTAATTTTAGGGGACAGAAATGAACAAATCAGGCAAGAGCGCAGGCGATGACAGACTGCCGATGGAGAAGTTAAACCGCAGTAAGGTAGAGGGGTTTACTAAGTATTTCAAGCAAAGGTATTTATATTTCTATGATATATTCGGAGTGCCCTTCTCCGTTGAAGCGGCAAAGCGGGAATTTAAGAAAGTGGAAGAACTGTTTTGGAATGGGTAAAAAAAGTTTGCAATTTAATTTTTTAGGAGTAAAATAAATTTATGTCAGTAATAATTACAGTGATAGGATATCGCTGCTACCGATGTAATCACGAATGGGTACCGGCGAAGCTAATTCATGCGCCATGCAAAGACCCCGCAATGCCGATCTGCTGCCCAAAATGTAAGAGTCCGTTTTGGGCTCGCCCCCGCGTACAAGACATTATCAAAATAATTCATTCAGGAATATTCTCTTCATTACCGAGTTTAATGCCTTTAACTCTCTTTGTGAAGTCTCACGTTAAAGCTGGGGCTGATACGGCGAAGATCCTGGATATAATTTACAGCATACCAAAGCCGCCGCCGGTGAATATAAAATTATGGCTGGAGGAAAAGTTTGAGAAGGAGTCTTGATATGTACACTAAATTTCAAACAATGGAAGAGATTAAAGAATACTTCAACCACGAAAAAATAACCTGCCTTTTATGTTACAGAGAATTCAGGGGATTATATACACATATAGTAAGGGTCCATAAAATGAGCCCTTTTGATTATAAAATTAAATATGGCATACCTTTAGGAATGGGGCTAGTTGGGGCAGAGACAAAAACGCTTATGCAGAAAAACGGTAATAATATTTATAATATGTATAAAGAGAAAGTTATTTATACTTTAAAAAAAGCGATAAAGAAATCAAGGTATGCGAATAAAACCCCTTTGTTTGGTTTAATGCCTGCGTTAAAAAAACAGCACGAAGAAACAGGTAGGCGCTGCGGGAAAAGACTTGGAAATTTTATGAAGAATAAAAAAGGGGAAACAACTCATACGGCGTGCGCTGGTTGTGGAGATGATATTATAGTAAAAGCAATAGCGCTTTTTGTAAAAAGAAAATTATACTGTAAAAAATGCAGGGCTGATAGAGAAAAAAATTGGCGGACAACTTCTCCAAAAAGGAAAGAATATCAGAAGGCAAGAAATTTTATGAAGTTCAAAAATGATTATTCTCTTATGGATGCGTATAGAGAAAAATATAAAAATGTAGGAACCGGCAAGGAGGCATGATGTATAAAGAAGGAGGCCAATGTCCATTATGTGGGCAGGATGGATTGCGTAGAAAGGTAGTAACAGAGACCTTTGAATATAAGGGGAACAAATTACATTATCCTAATTATGTTATTTATGAATGTCCGTCGTGCAATGAAGCAGTTGTTGATAAACAATCAATGAAGGAATCAGGGCGTGCTATTCGTGATTTTTATCGACAAGTTGACGGACTACTAAGTGCAGCATGGGCGCCTTAAATGACCAAAGCAGTAAAGAAATCACAAAATCAACAAAAAGGAAAATCCAAGAGAAAAGCTAAATCTTCCGCCATAAATGGGTTAAAAGGTGGTCGTCCCGTTTTATTTAAAACAGTGCGTGAGCTTCAAGAGAAAATTGATGAATATTTTGATTCCTGTTGGATTGACAAGGTTGTTGAAGTTACTGATAAAGAAGGCAATGTTACGGCGACTAATAGTCGGTACCAGAATCAGCCATATACTATGATGGGGTTAGCCTTAACTCTTAATATGAGCAGAGAAACTTTATGTCAGTATAGTAAAAAAGATAGGTTTTCGGACGCTATAAAAAAGGCGCGGCGAAAAGTTGAAATGAATGTTGAGGAATATTTATTAGCAGGTAAGAACGCGGGCGGTCCTATCTTTTGGCTAAAGAATAATGCAGAGACGCCTTATCGTGATAAACATGAGGTTGAGCAGTACGGCCCTAATGGCCAGCCTTTGGAGGGTAATACGGTTAATATCAATATCACACCCATGGAGCTGGCGGTAAAGATCGCCTATGCTCTACGGCACCGAGACGATAAACAAGATCTGAAACAAATAGAAGTGACTGCTGGGGAAAATGAAACACAACGAGATTAGTGCTTTAACTAGATTAATAAACCAATTACCGGAAGCAGAGAGGCAAAGCCTAGCTAAGACGGTGGTTCCCAACCTCCCGATATGGACGCCACTTCCCGGGCCGCAAGAGGACGCCTATAATTGCAAGGCGGATATTCTTTATTACGGCGGCGCTGCCGGCGGCGGAAAGACGGATTTGCTTCTTGGAGTGGCTTTAAACCAATCATGGAAGTCAATAATCTTCCGGCGCCAAGCAACGCAACTTTTAGGTATTCAAAACAGGCTTTTGGATGATATTCTTAAATCCCGTAAAAGCTGGAACGGACAGGACGATATATTACGATTTCCAGATACCAGGCAGATTGAGTTTGGGAGCTGTAATGTTATTGGGGATGAAATAAAATATCAGGGGCGCCCGCATGACTTTATCGGATTTGATGAAATTCCTCATTTTGCTGAATCACAATTCAGGTTTCTTATTGGGTGGTTGCGTACCACGATACAAGGTTTGAGGTGCAGGGTAATATGTTCTGGCAATCCTCCAACAGACCCGGAAGGAGAATGGATTGTTAAGTATTGGGCTCCATGGCTAGATCCTATTCATCCTTTCCCGGCGGAACCCGGAGAATTGCGCTGGTACGCGATGATTGACAGCGTAGATACACCGGTCGAAAGCGGCAGCCCGTTTTTTCACAAAGGCGAGCTAATTAAACCTCAAAGCAGAACCTTTATCCCCTCCCGTGTTGAAGATAATCCTTTCTTAATGTCAACGGGCTATCAGGCACAACTTCAATCCCTGCCCGAACCGCTACGCTCTCAAATGCTAAAGGGAGATTTCAGCGCCGGGAAGTCTGATAATGTGTTTCAGGTTATCCCTACTGGCTGGGTAGAGCAGGCGATGGCTAGGTGGAAACCGGAAGGTCAGACCGGTCCCATGGATTCCCTTGGCGTTGACGTGGCGCGCGGCGGTGCTGATAAGACGCAATTAGCTCCCAGGTACGGCACATGGTTTGATCATGTTAAATCCTTTCCTGGGTCAGACACGCCAAATGGACAGATTGTCGCTGGATTGATTGTCGCGGAGCTTCGGGACGCGGCGCCTATTCATATCGATATTGGTGGCGTAGGCGGCAGCCCTTACGACTTTTTAAAAGAGAATGGCGTGCAGGTCGAGGGAATTAACAACGCCGAAACAGACCGGTCAAAGGACCAGTTTGATAAGGCAAGCGGCCAGATGAAGTTTCGCAACAACAGATCGTTTTTGATGTGGCGCTTTCGTGAGGCATTGGAGCCGGTGAAGGGTGAGAACTTGGCATTGCCGCCGGATAGTGAGTTAAAAGCCGACTTATGCGCGCCGCGGTGGAAGCTGACGGCCAGCGGTATCCTGATTGAAAGCAAGGACGAGATAAAGAAACGGATCGGCCGGAGCCCGGATAAAGGCGACGCAGTTATTCTGGCGTCTATTGCCACGGTCAAGTTAAAACAACAGCACAAAAAGGATTTCCGCCGGAGCGGTGGAACTTGGAGGAGCAGATAATGAAACGGATATTTGCATTATTATTGTTGATTGTGGTACTAACGGCGGCAGGAGATATAACGATTTGCCATACAGATTGCGACGATGAAGGCAAGCACTGCACGACAATTTGCTTTTAGGAGGTCAAGATGAGTTCAATAAGAAAGCGTTATAGAATAACACCTGAAGAGGAAGATAAGATTACGAAGATTGTGGAAGCTGAATTCAGGGGCATGTTTGAAGCCACAGTAAAACAAAACGCCGTCACGCTTACAGAGAGGATATTGGCTACTGACGTGAATTCGGACGATACATTCACTATCGACTATCGCCAGTTAATCTCCGCTGGAGTCTTACTTTCCAAGATTGGGAACATTTGCACCGTAAGACATATCGTGAAAAAGAGGAAGAAATGAAAATAGCGGGCGTACTGTTTGACGGAGCCTTGAAGAGCGACGACGGGAAAGAGAAGGTCTTTTTCGGCTTTTACTTTAAGAATGACAACGACGAGTATGAGCAGACCGGCTTCACCACTTCTATTGGCCAGCCTGCGGACAAATTCTTAAAGAACCTCAGACTATTTGCCGAGAAGGTTGAAAAGGACTTCATAGCGAAAGGGTATATCAAGGTGGGACAATGAACGATATCCGAACGCCACCGGCGACTGACGCTTACCGGAAAAACTTTGACAGGATATTTAAGAAAGAAGCGCCTTGTTTTTTTAATGAAAATCCGGGGATGTTTATCGTAAAGGCAATAGAAAGAAGCATTAAAAACAATAAAAAACGGAGGACTCATGGACAGAATCAGCGTTAAATCGTCGAACATAAAATCAGTAGGGTATGACAACGAGGCTAAGGCATTGGAAATTGAGTATAAGAACGGAGGCCTTTATCAATACCTGGACGTACCAGCAAAGACAGTGGCCGAGCTCCACGCGGCGGAGTCCATGGGCAGCTACCTGCACAAGACCATTAAACCGAATCACGTCTGTAAGAAAGTTGGGGAGGTGAAGAAAGACGATGATTAATTACATACCGAAGCTAACATATCGCTTGGGCGGTATGAAACTTATTGGCCGTGCTGATGGTATTGAAGAGTGGACGCCTGGAATGTATGTCTATAGAGAATCGTATTTAAAGCATTCCTTTTTCATTGAAGATAACGCTATGTGGAAGTTTCTTGATCCAAAAGATAACTTAGACCCCCTGATAATTGCTTTAGATATAGAGGACTTTAATAATAGCGTATTAATTCCACACCAGCTTGATTTACATTTTGCCAAACAGCATAAAGTGAGAATCGGAGAAAAACAATACCGGCCAATTACGTCGGAGGATTTACAAAAAATAGCTTACGAAAGGGCGCATATCTATTTTGCGGAGAGGTTAAATAAAGCCGAAAGGATAATGTTGTGTGTCGGATATAATTTATCCCATTATTTATGCGAAATCAACATCATAGAAAAGCCGCCTGTTCCGGTTATAGCAGCACTGCAATTAATGTTGTGGATACATGATAAGTTGGAATTAATTAAAGATATTCCGGTAAATGCAATCCAGCCGGAAAGCACGGTGGCAGTGGGCGAAGTGGTTATGACGATCGACGGGCAGAAGATTACTAAAGAGCTGACGCTTAACGAAACTGACCTTTTAACTGGAGAGTAATGTCTCAAATAACCTTTTCCATTCAAACCGGTTACCACCCGGAGCGGATGCCCGGCGTCTTGCAGAACATTGTCGACACCGCCAGCAATCCGGAGGACTTAGAAGTCGTGCTGGTGACGCACGAGGATGATCCAGACAGCCATCATTTCACCCATCCAAGGCTCAATATCAAGACATTCGTATTCGACGAGAACTACTCTTCGGCCATGAAAACAGAGTTCTACCTCAAAGAAACCGAGGGTAATATACTATCGGGTATGAGCGACGACTACATTATCCATACGAAGGGCTGGGATGAAGAATTCAAAAGGATGTTTGCTGAATATCCTGATCAAATCCTTTTAGTCGGCATTAACGACCTAATGCAAATGGGCGCACTCTTTACGATTCCTATTATTTCCCGGAGATCGGTTGAAATCGTCGGTTATCTAGTCCATCCAGCTTATCAGTATTATCGGGTTGACGATCATATTCACCATACTTACGATATCCTGCGCAGACTAGGACATGACCGCATTATTTACCGCGAGGACATTATCTTCGAGCACAATCATTACGTTATGGTCAATGGCAAGCGAGCCTATGCAAAAGCCTTTACCGACAATGCGAACCATGACGGGTTTTGTTATTGGATGCTGGAGGGTCAGAGGAAGATTGACGCGCTTAAATTGGCTATGGAAATTGATAGTTACGACAATGGGCATACTCCGTTGCGACACCATGAGCAGGTATACTGCGAGAAGTTAACCGAAATAAACGACGGCCTAACTAACTTCAGGAGGGTGGACTGATGACAGTTGAAACTTTAAAGAATATATTTCTAAAGAAGATTTGCAAAATGTTCGACCTTATGCCTCAAAAAGATCTCCGCTATTTAAAAGGGCAAAATACAAAACTAAAAGAAGAAATTAAAAGGGCGAAGAAAGAAATGAAAAGGGCAGAGGTTGAAGTTGAGGAAGCTCTTGATAATCGATATAAATTAAAAACGTACCGAAAAAGCGAAGATGTCCTCCTGCGTTATGAATTATTAGTTAAATATAGTGAAAGCCGTGACGCGTCGCTAACGCGAACTATAGGGAAGCTATTACAAGAAATGGCCGATGCCCACCTTGCTTATAGTATGTCGATTAGGGATAATAAAGGTATTTCCGAACAGCAAGACACGCCTGTTAAAATGAAAAATGGTTATTATTTATGGGAGAGATTATGACCATCGACCGTTCCAGGCTAATAGGGCGCAAGGAAATTCAGCCGGTGTTTGATCGTCTTTATGGCATTACCACTTGGCCTAGCGTTCTGGCTTATATAAAGCGTAATAAATTCCCTCTTCACAGAATTGGTACTGGATATGCTGAAAAACCTCTCATTTTCGTCCATGAACTCATAGAATTCGAGCTTAAAAACGGCAGAAATATATCTATAAACGACATAATTATCAGTTGACAATTCTTTACCATACGTTACCCATCAAAAATTAAATCTTATGTTATTATAAATCCACCTAGTTAAGAACTTATTTTGAATGGTTTTCTACTTACGGTGGGTTAGTTGGATGAAATAACAAGAGGTGAAACACTCCAAACGGGCGTACCGTCGGCTCTTCTGAAGGACAAGAAGGCGCCGGATTCGTTTACTTCGTCAAAGACTCACTACCTAGACACAGCTCCCTATCAAGAACGTCTCCGCAAACTGATGAACTGGCGCCGGCAGGCCCGCGTCGCTCAGTCTGACAACCGTATGGAAATGGCTATTGATGAAGATTTCTATGACGGGATCCAGCTTGAACCGGAAGACCTGCACATCCTCACAGAACGAAACCAGCCACCGCTTGTCTTTAACGTAACCAAGAACACAATCAACTGGATGCTGGGGACTGAAAGGCAGGCGCGTATCGACAGTCGTGTACTCCCAAGGAAAAAAGCCGGAGCGGACACAGCAAAGACTAAAACCAAGCTGATGAAATACACTTCGGACACTTCCAAGGGCGAGTACGAGAAATCCCAGGCTTTTGAATCAAGCATAAAAGCTGGATTAGGCTGGCTGGAAAACGGTGTCAGGAGCAACGACGACGAACCTATTTTTATGAGGCAAGAGCGCTGGCGTAATATGTGGTATGACCATCTTGGCCTTTCTCTTGACGGATCAGACTGGCGTTTCGAAATCCGCGAGAAGTGGGTTGACCTAGATATAGCTATCGGAATGTTTCCTGAACGCGAAGACAGACTTAAAGTGGTGGCCGAAGGCGTGAATTCCCTTTATCCCTACCTACCAGACGACGCCGTAATTACCGACGTAGCTTCGGAATTCGACTTGGAAAGCGACCTTGACGCCCTCTTCGGCGGGAACTACGACGGCATGAGGGAACGCTTGAAATTGGTCGAAACCTGGTACCGAATACCCGATAATGTCAAAATACTTAAAATGCGTGACGAAGACACTCCTTATGGTGCTCTTAATGGCGCTATCTTCCGGCCTACCATGGCAGATCATCAATACCTAGTCCGCGGCGGCTATTTCACCCTGACCGACGCCAGAATATTAACAGTGCGGCAGGCAATTTGGGCTGGCGGTACTCTCCTTCAGGACGATCTTACGCCGTATAATCATAACAGATTCCCTTTCGTTCCGATGTTTTGTTATCGTCGGCAGCGCGACAATATGCCTTACGGCGTCATTCGTGACCTCAGGGATCCTCAAAGCGACCTCAATAAGAGGCGGTCCCGTGCATTATTCAGACTTACCAGCAATAGAATAATTGCGGAAGAAGGAGCTGTAAATGACAAGAAAGAGGCTTATGAAGAAGTAAATAAGCCCGATGGATATGTAGAAGTCAAAGCCGGCAAAATGGACAAGTTTAAGATACAGGACGAAAAAGATTTAGCTTCCGCGGATCTTGAAATGTCGAGAGACGACGAGAGGTTTATCGAGTCAATATCCGGCGTCACTCCTGAAAACAAAGGCACGGTGCGCAAAGACCTTTCGGGGAAGGCAATCCAAAACATTCAAGAACAAGGGCATACGACAAGTGCGGTGCCCTTTGATAATTACTACCTAGCCTTACAGTTGGAAGGAGAAACACGGCTGTCACTAATTGAGCAGTTTTACGACGAGGAAAAGGAATACCGTGTCACCGGAGACGAAAATAAAGACGACTTCGTTAAGATCAACGAGAAGAAAGACGGAAAAATCCTCAACAATATTACCGAAAGCAAGGCTGATTACATCGTCAGCAAGCAGAGCTTCAAGGATACGCTCAGACAGTCCATGCTGGCTACTTTCATGGAACTGATCACAAACTTCTCGAAGTCCATGCCGAATGTGGCGCTTGCGCTTCTTGACCTGGCTTTTGAGCTTATGGACGAGTTGTCTGTAAAAGATGAAGTTGTGGCGCGGGTCAGGAAGATTAACGGGCAGCAGGCTCCGGAAGACGAACAAACACCAGAAGAGAAACAAGAAGCCGCTAAACAGAAACAGGCCCAAGAGCAGAAGCAACAGCAAGACCAGCAAATTCAACAGGCTCTTATCCAGGCGAAACTGGCGATTGAGCAGAATAAGGCCCTTGGACTGAAAAACAAAGCGGACAAAGATCAAATCGATGGTGCCATGGTAAAACTTCAAGGCTTCTTAAATGCGTTGGAAGTGGCCGGAGTATTAAAAGCAAACCCGGCTTTGGCGGCGGCAGCAGACAATATTTTCGCGGAGGCGGCAGCAGCGCCGATTGAAGGGCAAGAACAGCCGGGCGCTCAAAATACGGTTAATAAACAATGACGAAAAGCGAATATAACAAAAAGTGGCGAGAGGCAAACACTGAAAGAGGCACTAACGAATACAATAATTTAGGGGTTGCTTGCCGAACTTGCAATCATAAAAAACACAATAAAACAGAGGTGGAATTCCGCAATGAGGGGTGATCATTATGGGGTGGGAAAAGAAAGCAAAGAGAAAAACGGGCAAAATAGAAGTCCCTACTTCACGGGAAGAGGAAGACAAGGAACTGGAAGCACGTCAGGATTTAGACGCGGTCATTCGTCACCATGTGGTTCACAGGAATCCGGAAAGACTCAAAGCGGTTCACAAGCTGGCCACACAGAGACTTGAGGATAATAGGGGCAAACTGGCCGAAACTAAACACGCGATTGCTCTTGGTAAAAAAGGCGGCGATAACTAACAATTAATCTTTAGGGAGGAATTATAAAATGGCAACTCAGACTTTCACCGGGACGGGGCAGGCATACGCCCCGCAAGTAGTAAAACCGACGGCAATAGTATCAGACGGCACTTCTTTATGGGTAGCCGGGGATAATGGCAAAATTCATAAATATACGATCTCTGGCGGTGCTTATGCCGGCATTGTGGCTTCGGTAACTGAAAAAATCGTCGATATGGCGATTAACGGCACACACCTTTTGGTATGCACCGACAAAGGCAGGGTGTATTCCTTTACGCTTTCAACTGCCGCCTCTGAAGGTTTGGCTTTGGATCTGGTAAGCGAAGGGATTACGAATATAGCTGTTTATTCGGGGGTTGCCTACATCACAACCAACAAAGGCGACGTGTACGCGTATACACTAGGCTAAACTTTAAGGATTAGGAGGAAAACAGGATGGTTACGAAAGCCAAAGAGGAAGAAGTGAAAGTGGATATCGAAATACCTACCAACATTGATGCTCCGCCGGATGGATACTCCGTTGATGAGTGGCAGGATTTGTCCTATGAAGAGAAGGCCGGGATTCTGGATAGTATCAAAAATCCGGAAGATGATCCGGAGCCGGAAGAAAAGAAATTGACGCAGGAAGAGAAAGACGCTCTTGCGGCGATTGCTGAGGAAAACAAAACGGCAGAGGAGAGGGCAGCGGAAGAGAAGGACGCCGAGGATGCCCGGATAGCAGAAAGGGCAAAGACCGAAGGCAAGACAGTTGAAGAGATTGCCAAGATTGAAGAGGCGGAGAAGATCGCTGACGCAGCGAACAAGAAAGAAGAAGTCGTGGAAGTAACTGACGACACTCTTTTGACTTTCCGGCCGACACTGACAGAAGCGGAAATGCCGAAAGTCCCTGATAAACCGGAGGAAATAGAAGAGGTTATATCGCCGGAAATTCAAGTAAAGTTTAAAGAGCTTAAAGCGAAATATGACGATGGCGATCTTACGGCGGATGAATACCAGAACGGCAGGGATAAACTAAACCGCCAGATCATAAAGCACACGATGGACGTCAACGCCGCCGCAAAGGAAGAGTGGGAAGCGTCTAAGGCTGCGGTGGAAGAGAAAAAGAGCGATTTGCTTTGGAAAAAAGAGCAGATTCACTTTCTCAACGCCAAGCCTGAGTATATGTCCTCAAAGGCAGTCGACGCCGCGGCAAAAATTAAGAGCAATGCCCTGTTTGGCGCATTGACGGAAATGGTTAAATCAATAACCGGCGATCCCGCAAACTCTAATCTTACGGGTATGCAGGTATTAGTCAAAGCTGACAAAGCGGTAAAGGAGGCTTTTGGAATCAAGCCCGCGGGAAAGAAAGAGGTTATACCGGATAAAACAAACAAACCGTCGGCAAAGAAACCGGACCTAAAGACTCTGGCGGATGTGCCCGCAGCGGCTACAAACATGGACGGCATTGACGATAGTTTTGCGCTGATCGACAAACTGTCAGGAGAAGCATACGAGAACGCTCTGGAAAGGATGCCCGATAAGACACGCCAAGCGTATCTTGACAGGGCAGACAAGTGAATAGCGTGGGTTGTTTGATAAAAGTAATCAAGGTTGGCGACGAATTGGTCTTGAAAGTGCCGGCGTCGGACAAGCCTTATGACGTGTCGGTTTTCCTGACTGAAAAGGCTGGAAGGAACGCGGTGCTCAAAATAACCGCCAACAAGTTTATAGAGATTCAGCATTTTAAGCAGCAAAGTGTAGGGCAGAAGCCCTAAATAATTGGCCCAGGACGGTCTTATACTACTCTTAAAGGGAGGTACAAATTATGGGACAGACTATCATTGGTCTGAACGACGCTAAGGCCGTCAAGAGATACTCCGGAAATCTTGCGGTCGACGTCGGCAGAAAAGGTTATTGGACACGGAAGTTTATGGGCAAGGGCGAAGTCCCGACCAAACCGATCTGGCAGATAACCGATTTGGAATCGGATGCCGGAGAACAGATCACTTACGATTTATCGATTTTAACGAGTCGCCTTGCTGCGAGAGCAGCATTGAATAACTAAGAGGATTGAAACTATGCTTCTCTTTTTAGTCTTTTGAGGTCGTCGATAATGGTTAAGTCAGCAGCAGTTGCAAAATATTTTTTCACTTTACAGGATTTGGAAAGAAATTCCATCACCCGTAAAGCTTCTGGCTTTTTGACGACTAAATACCTAGAAAGGATTGTGAGAAGTTTTAATAAACTTCGCTTTTTCCAAACAACAATTCTTTCCGCAGGTCGTGTGCTAAGTTTGTGTAGTACGGTGGGGAGCCGTCGATATTCGACTCCTTGCATTATGAAAAACGTCTCTAATTCATCAATCATGCGCTTCGAAACAGATTGGACATCCAATTTAAGCATCACAGTCGTATGCCCAGGCTTGAGACACTTCCCATATATGCAACCTTCTCCATCAATAATTCCAGCTATCCAAGCTATTTGGCACATTTTAAAGACCTCCATTTACTATGAGTATATACATAGTTTTGGATTAAAAGTCAAGCATATTCTGGAATCCCCTGAGAGCCTCAATTACTACAACGTAGCTGGCAACGGCAGGCGTGAAAGTGAGAAAAACATTGAGGATTGGGCAACCAGCAGCCGAGCGACCATGAAAATGGCCGAAGGTTCGACGGTCATCCCGGAAGGGAGTAGGGGCAAGCGTCCCGAAGCACTTAGCATCCAAAACATGGATGATGATATGACCTATTCTTTATCGAAAGATAAAGCAGCCCGTTAGGGCGGAGATTAAGTAGCGAATAATCTCGAATACAATGGCAGTTAAATATGCAGCCGGTCGAAGGTGATTCCGAGTTACACGGAAAAGAGGAAGGCTTGAGTTTTTATACTGATGAAATATATCGTCAGGCTTATGCGCAAGCGTAAGTACAAATTCTAGGTGAATTGCTGGAACGGCCGAAAATTATGAATACTACAACGCAAAATGAAAATTTAAACGTGAAAGTCCAAAAAATTCATAAAAAGAGTTGCAATTTGGGAAATATAGGCGTATGTAAAATATATAGACCAGATTTTTCAAAGGAGGCTCTTATGGCTAATCAGCAGCCAAGTCTAATAGGGGAAAAAAGAAATTGCAAAAAATGCGGCGAAACCAAACCAATAAATGATTTTCCTGTTTCTGATGCTAAGCGGGGATATCGTCGGCATATATGCAATATTTGTGAATCACAGCGTAAAAAAGATTATTATGGCGATCACTATATGGAAACGAGAGAAAAGCAAAATAAAAATGCTAAACTGAAATATAATAGTGATCTAGAAAGCCATCGTAGTCAAGGGGCAGAATGGGCAAGACATTACCGTGAAATATATAGAGAAAAAGTATTCAATTTTTACGGTAACAAATGCGCATGTTGCGGAGAAACTGAGCGGGTATTCCTGACAATCGATCATAAAAATAACGATGGCTATACCGCTAGAAAAGAAAAACTCCATCCCCGTGATTCAGCAGGTTTCTATCGTTGGTTAGTAAAACATGATTTTCCGGCAGAATTTCAAATTCTTTGCATGAATTGTAATTTTGGAAAATCAAGAAACAACGGTATTTGCCCCCATGAGAAAGGTTCAACGACTATCTCGAAAGAGAGTACAGCCAAGCGGCTGGAAGTGCCTAGCTCCCAAGTGGGATGAAGATATAGTCTGGCCTCATGGGAAACCATGAGCAGCCCGAAAGGGCGGTTTGAGAGTAGCGAACTCAAGCGAACATAAGCGAATGTTTACGTTGATCAGATGCGCGGTGGCGCCGATTGCGGCGGAAGAATGACGCGTAGTTTCGATTGCGCCGTAGCACAGCAATGTGCTATGATAAACGAGGTTAATTGCTGGGAACCCCGACTGGCTTCATAAGCCAAGGGCAATCAGCAGGGAAGCGGTTAAAATGCGGAAAAGAATAACACACGGAAGAGACATCAACCATCATGAATTCCCTCACGGAGAGTTCAGGGGCTATCGCGCCGGTTGTAGGTGTTTGCCTTGTAAAAGGGCAAAAGCTGACTACAACTTAAAGCAAAAAGGTGTTGATGTACCGAAATTCAGGAAACTTCTGGGAATTACTCCTGATCATCCTGATTTTCCGCATGGAACAAGAACAGGTTATAAATATTGCCATTGCGAGTTATGCAGAAAGGCAAATAATCTGTATAAAGTTCCCTTGAATAATGTCTGGAGAAATAACAACCCAGAAGCAAAAGAAAGTAAAAAGGCTCTCGATGCGGCTTATAGACAAACGGCCATTGGTCACGCAAATAAAAAGGCCAGCCACGCAAAAAGAAGGTCTTTGAAAAAAGCCCAAAATACTTGCGCTTCTGCGGATATGAAATTATTGAATTTGATTTATCTACTTTGCCCCGAAGGTTATCATGTTGACCATGTAATGCCTTTAAGCAAAGGCGGAGAGCATCATCCTAATAATTTACAATACCTCCCGGCCATTATAAACCTGAAAAAGAGGAATAACGAGAATTTTGATTGTTCATCCTATATCATCAGGTGGCAAGATTTAACTGAACCTTCATCGACTAGAGCGGAAGCTCGTACAGCCAAGCGGCTGGAAATGCCTCGAATCCTTAGCGATAAGGATTGTGATATAGTCAGGTCTGCATAGTAATATGCAGCAGCCCGGAAGGGCGGTTTGAAGTTAGCGACTTCAAGCGAACATAAACGAAAAGAACTCTTCACGATCTGCGCAAGATCGCAAGAGCCAGGTCTATTGACTGGTGGGCAAGGGTATTTGACGAGATCATTATGATGTATCTCGCCGGCTCGCGCGGAACTAACACCGAATTTGTATTTCCTACGACTTATTCGGGGTTTGCCAACAACAACCTTACGTCTCCGGATTCGAATCATATCGTTTACGGCGGCGTGGCAACTTCGAAGGCAAGTTTGGCGGCAACCGACAAGATGTCGACTCTTCCTATCGACCGCGCAGTAGCTTACGCGGAAATGATGGGCGGTGGCGGTCCTGCTTATTCCGAAATCCCGCAGATCCAGAAATGCGAAGTGGACGGCGAAGAGCTGTTCCTGATGGTCATTGATCCTTACCAGAAATTTGACCTGCGCAGGAATACCACCACGAATGATTGGGCGGATATACAGAAAGCAATCGCGACCGCGGTTGGCAAAGATACCCCTTTCATCAAAGGTGGAATCGGTATGTGGAACGGAGTTATGCTCCATTCGCATCCAAACATCATCCGGTTTACCGATTACGGCACCGGTGCGGTGAGTGCTTCCCGCGCGTTGTTCTGCGGTATGCAGGCAGGTGTTATCGCCTTTGGTTCTCCTGGCCAGGATTTACGTTTTGGCTGGAATGAAGAGACGCGCGACAATGGTAACAAAGTCATCATCACAACCCACACCATTTGGGGATTCAAGAAAGTTACCTTCAATGGTAACGATTTTGGCGTGATGGCGATAGACACGGCCGCAACCAGACCGTAAAATAAAATAATACCTTAAAGGAGGTAAAAAGTTATGGCAAACACCCTTAAAATAGCGCCCGATCTTTACACCAATCCGCCCAAAACGGGGATTCCCGGCGCCAGATACGACGTGCGGTCAATATCCGTATTGACCACAGATTTAATCACCACACAGATTATCGCTCTTGGCATTCTGCCAGCCGGCCATAAATTGTGCGGTGCTTTTATTGAATCGACAGCCCTTGACACAAACGGGACTCCGCTTCTCACCCTTACGGTAGGCGTTCTTAATACCTATCTCAACGAATCGCCTGCCGGCACTTCGGGTATTAAGTTTAACGTGGGGACAAATGTTGCTCAGGTGGCGGCCGATTATAACTCCGGCGGACAAACGGACACGACAGCCTACCCTGCGCTGGTATCGAGCCAGAACCTTATCACTGCTTCGACAATCGGTCGCGCAGGCGGCAGAGTGGATACCTTCGTACTGGCTTTTGAGAGCAATATCGGAGTCGACGCCAAGTATGACCGTATCATTGCGATTCAGTTCCCGGCAGCTCCCGGAACAGCGGCAGCGGGAACCCTCACCATGGGGCTGTTAGTAGACGAACCTTAACCATTAAAAGCCGTGGGGCGGGCTTATAATTCGCCCCAGGATAAAACCTTTTAAGGAGGCATAGGAAAATGCAAGTTCACTGTATGATACGAAGAATTGGACCAACCACGGTAACGCTGGAAAATACGAAATATATTTTCATGCCTGTGCCGGGGACGCAGTACCATAAGGAAAAGAAGTATGATTTTAAAAAGGACGCCAACGGAAGATTCACGAAGGAAAAAGTTTGGCGTGAAGTAAGCGTACCGGAAGAATCAACCTCTGTTTGCGATATTTCCAAGCAGGAGCACGTTGATCATCTTCTTCAACTTTCGATGTATGAAGAGTACGACCAGGAGAAGATTGACCGTGAGCAGAAAGCAGCAAAAGGGAAGAAAGATCCCATGGCCGGGTTTGGAGTCGAGAAGTATTCCGACGCCGGATATGTCGCGGTAGACCGAAGAAGCAAGGAAACTCTTTACGCCGGTGAAGACATGTCCTGGGTACCGAAAGGCAGCAAGATCGTACCTTTCAAATCGGAAATGGAGGCTTTCAGTTTCGTAAAAGAGGAAGCCGAGAACACCCCGGAAGAGGATCTTGAAAAAGTTGTTGATAAGGTGGCCGGGAAAAAGAAATAAGCTGATTAATTTCAGCTTAAAGCCCTCTCTGTGAGGGGGCTTTTGTGGTGAGATTAAAGAAACTGTTAAAATAATATAAACCCTTTAACAAAGGAGAAAAACAATGGCTAAGTATTTAGATCACACAAACGTAATAGATGTAGCATTAACCGCAATCAAGAACGGAGCAATCAGGATGGTTTTCTGTTCTGCTATGCCGGCAAACTTTGCTGGTGTCGCGGCAGTTACTCTTATCACACAGACAATAGCATCTGCTGATATGACAATCGCCGCGGACACGAGTGGAGACAAACTGACTGTTGCGGCAAAGACAGGTATGACCCCAAGTTCAAATGGAACTGTAGTCGCTGTAGTCTTAACAGACAACTCTGCCATTATGTATGCCGGAACGACTGTTACTTCGCAGGCGGTTACGACTTCACAGACTTGGAATAGTCCTGCGTTCAAAATAGCGGCGATTGCTGACCCGACATAGAAAGGGGTGAATATGTCAGATATAAAAGCATTAGATATTATTCAGGGCGCAAATATTTTAACAAAAGATGATTGGTCGGGGTTGATTAATCTCAAAGATGAACTTCGTCACACTTGGGAAACGGTGCAGGTCTTTCGTACTCGAACTGAAATGGATTGTTCGGTACTTGATGATGTTCATTTTCCTACGCCTGATGCTAAATACTGGCAGTCAATCAGAGAGCAGAATGTTCACTTTTGCGAGTTGGTAAATTTGTCTTATGAGTACAGGAAGAAAGCCGTTGAGTTAAAAAAACTGCAAAGGGACTCTGCAAACGAAACAGATGAACTCGAAGTTGAACTGAAACAAATAGAGATTGAGCAAACAGACTGGCACATGAAACAAATGGAAAGAGTTGCCCATGATCGTATCAGGGAAATCCTTGAATGGTCTGACATTAAAGAAAAACTCATTCCCAACATGAAGCATGGAGTTGATGATGTGAATGCTCACCAGTTGGAATCTTACGGTATCCAGTTCAACATCGAGGCAAATAACATGACAGAGCACACCCCACCAGCTGAGAGGGCAAATCTGGCAGGCAAGGCGATAACAATTAACAGAGTGAATACAGATAACAAGAAACTAAAATTGGTGAAATAAAATGCTTACAATGGATTCTAAGTTCAGTGAGTTTATTCAATTATGCCTTGATACTAATCCATGCGTAGACGAGGGAAATGGTGTTAGTGGTCTTCCTTGGCTTACAACAAAACCAGCAGAGTACGGCGACATTACCCTTAAACAGGTCTTGGACTTAACTGCTAATGACCCCACAGCAAAATCAGAATGGACATTGTGGACTATATCACATTTTGGGGAACAAATATCCCCAGACGTTCGCCTTCTTTATATTCGAAATACTATAAAAGATTCAATGACCGCTTTAAAATTATATGCTGCTGTTGACTTTTTGACCGAGGAAGAACAAACACTATTACAAAGTATATTTAAGGGGAAGTTATGATTACTGAATATGTAAAAGCAGTTAATTTTGGTAATGGATTTATTACTCATGAAGATTCGGAAATAATGACTTTTGCAGATCAAGGATATAATTTATGGAAAGTTATCGGGAATACAGAAGATATTAGTGTTTGGGTTGCTAGAGTAGGCGGAACAATCATAGAGGTTAGGTAATGGCGGGAACTTGGTCAACAGGTGGAGCTTTAAATACCGCAAGGGATTATTTAGCAGGTTGTGGAACTCAATCAGCAGGGCTAAGTTTCGGTGGGACTATAATTACAACAGCCTCCGCCGTTACTGAACTCTTCAACGGTTCTACTTGGTCATCTGGTGGAGCTTTAAATACCGCAAGGGGTGGTCTAGCAGGTTGTGGAACTCAATCAGCAGGATTGAGTTTTGGTGGGTATGATGGTAAAAATGATTCTGCTGTCACCGAACTTTTCAACGGTTCTACTTGGTCAACAGGTAATTCTTTAAACACAGCAAGACAAAGTTTAGCCGGTTGTGGAACTCAATCAGCAGGAT